AATTTTTTAATCAATGTTTCAATATCCATATTTATTCTCCTTGTTTGATTCCTTGTTGTTGATTTTATTTCACTATAAAAAAGCGCACTTCCGTCTCTTCTAGTTCAAACAAAGAACTAGTAAATACTTCACCAAAACCAGCTTCTTCTAATTCCTTGCGACTATGGCTGAAGAGTGATTGGTCACGGACAATTACTGAGTCACGGTCAATTTTATCATTTTCCCAACTCCAACATTTGTTTTTAAAATCGTGAACTAAATAACAGAATACTGAATTTGAATTTTTTATTTTTACGATATAACGAGTTTCAATATATCCTTCAATCCAAGCATGAGCAAACAATTCCTGATTTATTGGTGATTCAATCCAATTACGAAATTCTTCACTTTTATCATCGGGGTTCATCGCTTCGAATAAAGTACATTCTCGTTTTTTAAACGGTTCTCCCATTACGTCAATTGCACATTGAGGGATTTTAACTCCTTTAAGTTTTGTAAGTTCATCTAACTCCTTCAAATCTTTCAAAACTTTTTTATAAGTACCACGAATAGCACCTGACTTATCTTTGTTTTCAACCATTCCTTGATATACATCAATCAATTCTTTTAAATTCATTCATTTGTCCTTTTTTTAGTTTCTTTTTTTTATTTATGATACAAGTATATCACAAATATAACTATTTGTCAAGGTTAGCTCATAAAAAAATAGCCAAAATTAAAATGGCTACTTTTTAATTAAACTAAAGATAGTTGAACCTGCTCTTGAATTAGTTCTTCCTTTCCTAAATCTTTCAAGATCGCTTTGAATAAACTTTCGAAAATAGGAACAGGAATGCTATTACCAGCTTGGTGATATAAAGCTGTTTTCTTGTTAACTGTAGCAGCTGCTTCAAAATCTGCTTCTGAATAGCCTTGTAACAGCCATGTTTCTTTGGGTGTAAGATAACGATATCGACCTTGGCCAATAGGAACTACACCGCTATTGGGACAACGCATTTGCTTAGTTGTAATTGTCCAACAGTAATCTTTTATTACAGGGACAAAGCCGCCAAACCCATCTCTTTTTGTTCCAATTTTAGAAAGCATACTAGGTTGCTTCACTAGAAACTCATCTGTCACTTCCCCTTCAAGAAATTCCGTGATGGGGCGCATTATGCTTTTTTCTAATCCCTTAAAGTCAAACGCTTCGTCCCCCAGAACTGAAACCGTAAATACCCTTTCACGCGCCTGGGGGATCCCAAAATCGCGAGCATCCAGAACTTCAAAACTATTTGTGTAACCTAATTTTTCCATATAGTCTAAATAGCTTTCAAAGTTCTTGCGCATGGTCTTTGAAAGAAGTCCTTTTACGTTCTCCCATACAACATATTTAGGCTTCCACTCGCCCATCTGCTCAATGATATGGACTGTTTCCCACATCAGACTTGAGCGAGTTCCTGACCCTTGTTCAGCTCCTTTTTTAAGCCCAATCCCACTAATATCCTGGCATGGAGAGCCATGTATTAAAATATCAGGTTTTAGGTCATATCCAACTACAGACTGTGTTTTGTATGCTAATTCATTTGCAAACATGGCATTATAACTAGAAACTGCTTTTTGGTCAATCTCCACATAGTCAATAGCCTTTGTTGGAACTCCAAGGTTTCGCAAGGCAACACGGGGAGATCCAACGCCTCCGAATAGTTCTAAAATTTTAATCATGTTTTCTCCTTCTCTCTTTATTTATGATATAATCATATCACAAATAGATGGTTTTGTCAAGTGAGAAACGAAAAAAGAGAATTTTCATTCTCTCTTTTTTGTTATTTTTCAACTTTTTATTCATCATCAAGGCGATTCATCAGAAACAAGGCTTTCCAAATTAAGACGATAATCAATCTTTTCATGGAATATTTTTCTGAAATGTTCATCAGTAAACCAAGGGTTTTCTTCTAACAACTTTCGTCCTTCGTCAGATTCACATTTGAAATCATCAATAAATTCTTCAATGTCATCAAGGTCGAGGCTAGGTTATTCAAATTTATCCAAAAAGTCACTCAAATAATCTTGAGGAGGAGAAAAATGTAAATAAACATGTTTTAATTCTTCCTGCGTAAAAATAGAAAGCGGAGATGAAATTAAAAATTTGATAGTATTCTCAATCCAATCTTGATTATTTCCACGAAGTTCTGCGCGTGAACGGAAAATCCGTTCAGATGCTACTATCGGCAGCGGTTTGACATAATGAACATCATGCCCCATAGCAATAATCCCCTTCACAATCTCAGGGTTTTGAGCTGTAAAGACATACTCGTATTTGCCACTTTTTACAACTTCATCAATAGCTTTTAAATAGTCCTCAAGACCGTTCTCTTTGTGTATGCGGTTAGGGATACCTTTAAACTCTTCAGAACTCAAGTGTTCATAACCAATTCTATCAAATAGAAAATCTGAACTTTCTAAATCCAAAACAGTATTTGGATGTTGTTCAGCGTAATACGTTTTCCTCATGCAGGGGAAGGCTAAAATAATTTTAGTCATTCTTTTTTTCTCTTTTCCTCTTTACAATGTTTACTTCCTAACAATGGCAAGCAAGCTATGGTCGTATTCATAGATGCGATAAACCACATTCTTATCTTTGTCATTTGAAGAAAATAAAACTTGTTTCGAATCACTTGAAATACTAGAACTATCCGTTAATGTAAAATTACCCTTAATGGAAGTCACATGCCCCATCAACAAAGGATTAAAACGCTCTTCACTATCAAAATAAGCAATTCGGAGAGTTCCAATGTTCCCCCTAAAGTTTTCTAGTGGAAGCTTAATGCCATGTGCTTCAATAAAAATTCCATTTACAGACGTGAATTTTTGAATTTTACCCAACGACAACATTTCTCGCACCGTGTACCAAAAACTAGGTTTTAAACGATGACGGAAAACACTATTTTCCTTACGACAAGCAATAGGACTATCAATAATATATCTTCCAAAACTATCAAAGTGAGCAACAGCTATTTTATAAAGAGATGTCTCTTTATTCCACTGAGTAAAATCAGAGAGATTATAGCCGTTTTTAGGGTGATATGTTTCTTTCAATAAATTCAAAGCTTGAATCATAGTTTTAGTATTTAGCAAGATCTCACGAGGAACAAGCTCTTTTAACGAAGTTAAATCTTCTCTAGTTTTGCTAAAATTTATAATATCATCTTCAAAATCATGAATCATAGAATCAATCTTCTCAAGAAAAGTCGTTCGTTTAAGTCCACGATAATCAATATGGTACTCCCAATTTTCATCAGGAATAGAAACAAAATCTCCGTTCTCCAACTCTTTCGAATATTCATCAATAGGTATACTGTGCCAATCAGCTTCAGCTAACAACCCAGCCACTTCTTCCATATACTGAGTATCAGGCTCTTTTCCATATTCATTATAAGGTGGAAGATAAATAGTTACCTTCACATTATCTTTTCCTTTTGTAGTTTCCGTTTCAGGTATGTCAAAAACAAAATCAAACGGAATATATCCAGGACTAAAAGTATTACAAGTTACTTCTTTCATTTTTCTATTTTTTCTCCTTTTTCGTTTTTATTTATAATAATATTCTATCACAAATATACCTGTTAGTCAAGACTTTTTCTTACTTTTTCTCACCAATCCTCTTCCTCATCTTCGTCCAAAAGTTCTGCAGGATTTTCCAATTCTAGTTTGATAGCAACAATTTGTCCTTTATCTTTAGCGACAAGAGTTTGATAAGGCCAGATGTCGCTGGTTTGAACAACAACGGATTTTTGGTCACTCCACATCTTGTACTCGTCGTTGTAGTAACGTTCGTCAGACAATGAGAGAAAATCCATTCGATAGGCTCGTAGCAATTGGTCTACTTCTGGATTTAAATCAAAAGGACCACCTGTGAACGCACTCATTTTTTCTCTAGCTTGTTCTAGATATTTACGTTGCAATGGGGTAATAGGGGAACGTGAGAGGTCGTTTGGTTTTGTAGTGACAATCTTTTCGCACCACTTCTCAGAACGTTCACCGCTATCGGTTTTCTTGATGTTTTTGAAATGCTCCGCATCATAAACACCAGTTCGGAAAGAATCTACATCTGTAGAAACTTCGCTCAACTCAAATGATACGGGGTGAGTGACAGATTCGTGCCATAAAATGACATCACCATGGGCATCACCGTGCTCTGCTGTGTTGATAGGTCTAGCTTCAACTAACCATCGTCCTGGCTTCACATTATCTAATTCGATAATATCATCATCACCATCTAAGTTGCTGCAAGGATCAGCAATAACAACCGCTCCTCCCAGCTCAATAGAAGTCTGTTCTATAGGACCATAAAATGTGTTTCTTTTGAATTGTTCCCATTGTGAATAGAACCATCTATTAGTTTCATAGGGAAATAATCCCATGGAACTAGTTCTGTAACCAACGTTATAAATATCTAGTTCAGCATTGAATTTTACTTCATCACCATCAATGATTCGCAAAGTAAGAGTATCATATTTAGAATCGTAATCGTATTCCAATTTACATTGCTCAGTATTGGTGAAATGCTCATCTATTAGTTTAGCAAGTTCACCCATTGTCTTGTAAAAGTGCATTATATTATAGGCCTTTCTAATATTTTTTAATTCAACATCGAATCCAATTCTTCTTGAACCATTGCTTTTGCTTTTAGTTCTTCTAGCACATCTTCAGCAATATTCCCTTCAACGGTTACAAGTAGTTGCCTGCTTTCTTTCTTATATTCCATATTCCAAAGGGTGAAAATAGCGGTTTCTTTTAGAAGCTCAATTTTTTTGATTCGATAACGCGCATTTTGACTAAATTTCTCAACGTCATCATTCCCATAAATTTTCTCAACGGAAATATTAGCTACATTTTTACGAGACTCGGCTTTCCCTTTTTTCAGAATAACCTTACCCTTTTTCCCTCTGAAACGGTATGTTTTTAGGATATCCATGGTTTCTTTAGTGGAAATTTCATTCTCTTTGTCGCCATTCTCTTTCTGATGTTCAGGAAACATAATAACGATAACTTCTGAAACATTCTGTTCATTTTCATCATCAAAAAGCGTAGTTTCTTTCTTCTCTCTTAACGTGCATTCTGAAAGAAAATCAGAATAACCTCTACTACCAGCAAATAATAGGCTTTTTACAAAAAAGAAAGCTACAGACAAAGATAAAAAAAGATAAAAGCCTCGATACTCAGAAAAAACGCCATCCGAAAAAGTGCCCTCATTCTTTCCGCCATAGCTTGTAAGCCAATTTACAAAGAATAAAATAGAAAGCGACATTAAAGAAACTATGAGAAAAAGACCTGCAACAGCACTAGCTGTGTCGTCAAATTCTCCTCGACTTTTAGGTTTTGTAAGTTTTGCTAAAAAAGCTTCAGGGAAAACTAAAATCATTTTCCAAAAATAACCAATCCGTTCTTTTTTATTTTTCATTGTATATTTTTAGAAACAAGGCTACAAAAGGTTTCTTTGCAACCTTACTCCTTTATTCCTTTCTAAATAGATTTCAAAAGCGCATCCCACATGTAATTATTATTTACATTCGAATAAGCTTCCAATGTAATATTCCCGTTTTCTTGTGTGAGCGAAATGGCCCAAAGCGGATCATTTTCATGAATAACTTCAAATTCTTCAATTTCCTGTTTACGTAATGAGTCCACTACGTTTTTTACATCCTTTCGCAAAGCAACAAGTTCTTTCATCAAACATATAGTATAATCACTTTCGTTTGCTTTTTTGAACATCTTTGTAAGAACGCCATCTTCTTCAAAGTCTTCAACAGAAACATTCACCCCTACCAAATCATAATCTTCAAAAATAGAGTCAATTACTTCGACTACTGCATCTTCAACAGAGCCAACTGTAGAAAAATCAAGTTCCCGCTCACCACATTTTGCTAAAATATATGTCATATACAAAACCTTCTTTACTTTTATTTATGATACAAGTATATCATA